ATGGTTGCGCAGAAGGGCAAGGACCTGTTGCTGAAGCTCGACACGACGGGCTCGGGCGGGTTCGTCACCGTGGCGGGGCTGCGGTCGAAGCGGCTGGCGTTCAATGCCGAGACGGTGGACGTGACCGACGCGGATTCGGCCGGGCGGTGGCGCGAGCTCTTGGCCGGGTCGGGGGTGCAGCGGGCGTCGGTGTCGGGGGCGGGGATCTTCAAGGACGCGGCGTCGGACGCGGCGATCCGGACGCGCTTCTTCGGCGCGGAGATCGCTGCCTGGCAGTTCGTCATTCCCGATTTCGGCACTGTCGAGGGGCCGTTCCAGATCACCGCGCTCGAGTATTCGGGCGCCCATGACGGCGAGGTGACTTTCGAGATCGCGCTGGAATCGGCAGGCAGTCTGGGGTTCGCCGCATGACCCACGCCAATGCGAGACGCGGCGAGATCGTCGCCGAACTGGACGGGACGCGGCAAAGGCTGTGCCTGACGCTGGGGGCGCTGGCGGAACTGGAAAGCGCGTTTTCGGCCGAGGACCTGTCGGCGCTGGTGGCGCGGTTCTCGACCGGCAGGCTGTCGTCGCGCGACATGGCGCGCGTGATCGGCGCCGGCCTGCGCGGGGCTGGCGCAGCGGCGGCCGACGAGGACGTGCTGGCCATGACGACGCCGGGCGGCGCGGCGGGGTTCGCGGCGATCGTCGCCGACCTGCTCGCCGCGACCTTCGGGCAGGCGCGGCCGTCCGGCGCGTCGGTCAGTGACGTCGACGGCCTTTCCGGGGCCGTGGCCGGGGACGGTGGCGACGAGGAAGCACGCGGCGGCGCCGGTTCGGCGGGCGCGGGCGGAGATTGCGGCGCAAACCCTCTCTAGCCGCATCGCGTTCGGGCCCCGCGGCGCCGGAGCCCTTCCCCTGGGAGGCAGCGATGGCGGCGGGACTGGGCGCGATGCGGCTTTCGCCGAAGACCTTCTGGGCGATGACGCCGCGCGAACTGGCGGCGGCGCTCGGCCTTGGCATCGCGGCGCCGAGCGCGCCGGAACGGGCCGACCTCGCCCGGCTGATGCGGCGCTTTCCCGACGCGCCGAGCCCGGCCTGACGGCAGCGTGACCCTGACTGTCCCGACTCCGGTTCTTCCGTCCCCCGTTTTTTCTGACCCCCCGTTTTTTCTGACCAATGCGAGGAGCGACCATGACCGAGGGACCGGAGGTCTCGTTCGAGATCGACACGAGCGCGCTGGACAGGGCGCTGGGCGATCTGTCGTCGCTGTCCGACAGTTTCGGGCGGCAGCTGACGCAGGGGCTTGCGAGCGCGGTGGTGCAGGGAAAGGCGCTGGAGGACGTGCTGCGCCGCATCGGGCTCAACCTCGCCGGCATGGCGCTGAGCCAGGGCCTGCAGCCGCTGAGCGACCTTGCGGGCGCGGGACTGTCGTCGATCCTGGGCGGGCTGGCGGGGCTGCTGCCGTTCGCGAAGGGCGGCGTGCCCGGCCGGGTGACGCCCTTCGCCGAGGGCGGGATCGTGTCGACGCCGACCTTCTTTCCCGCCGGCCGCAACATCGGGCTGATGGGCGAGGCTGGCGCCGAGGCGATCCTGCCGCTGTCGCGCGGACCGGACGGGCGCCTCGGGGTTTCGACGGGCGGCGGGGCCGCGCCGGTGAGCGTCGTCTTCAACGTGTCGACGCCCGACGCCGCGTCCTTCCGCAAGTCGCAGGCGCAGATCACCGGGATGATCGCGCGCGCCGTGGCGCGCGGGGCGCGGACGCTGTGAGACGGGGCCGGGGAAGGGGGCCGGCGCCGATGACGCAGGGGAGCGGTCGATGAGCGATTTCGAGGCGTTCCACGAGGTGCTGTTTCCGGTCGCGGTGTCCTTCGGGGCCACCGGCGGCCCGGCGCGGCGCAACGAGATCGTGCTCCTGACCTCGGGGCACGAGCGGCGCAACGCGCGCTTCGCCGATTCGCGGCGCAGCTACGACGCCGGCACCGGGCTGCGCTCGCTGGAGGACGTGCACGACGTGGTGGCGTTCTTCGAGGCGCGCCGCGGTTCGCTGCACGGCTTCCGCTTCCGCGACCCGTTCGACATGAAGTCGTGCCGGCCGGGCGAGACGCCGGCCGCGACCGACCAGCCGATCGGCACCGGCGACGGCGTGGCGGCGGCGTTCCAGCTGGCGCGGACCTATGGCGCGGGCGTCGACGCCTATCGCCGACCGATCGCCAAGCCGGTGGCGGGCAGCGTGCGGGTGGCTGTCGACGGGGTCGAGCGGGCGGAGGGAGCGGACTTCACCGTCGACGCCGCGACCGGGCTCGTCACCTTCCTGCCCGGACATGCTCCGGGCGACGGCGCCGCGGTGACGGCGGGATTCGCGTTCGACGTGCCGGTGCGTTTCGACACCGAGCACCTGTCGGTGAGCCTGGCGGGCTTTCGCGCCGGCCAGATCCCAACCATCCCGCTGATCGAGATTCTGCCATGAGCGAGAGCCCGGAAACGCTGGCCGCGCACCTGGCGCGGGAGGTCGCGACCGTGTGCCAGTGCTGGCGCGTGACGCGGCGCGACGGCACGGTGGCGGGCTTCACCGACCATGACCGGCCGCTGACGGTGGCCGGCACGACGTTCGAGCCGCGCAGCGGCTTCACGGCGAGCGAGGCGCGCGAGACGCTGGGGCTCGCCGCCGACACGGTGGAGATCGAGGGCGCGATCAGCGCGGCGACGATCACGGCCGCGGACATCGCGGCCGGCCGCTGGGACGGCGCGACGGTGGAGACGCTGCTGGTCAACTGGCACGCGCCCGGGCAGGCGACGACGATCCGCAGCCAGACGGTGGGGCGGATCACGCGGGCCGACAACCGCTTCGTGGCCGAACTGGACGGCCCGGAGGCCGCGCTCGACCGGACCGGCGGGCGCTGGTTTCGCCGCAGGTGCGACGCGGAGCTGGGCGACCAGCGCTGCGGCGTCGACCTCGACGATCCGGCGCTGAAGGCCGCGGGCGCCGTCACGGCCGCGGTCTCGGCCGACACGATCCGGGTGACCGGCATCGATGCGTTTCCGGCAAGCTGGTTTGCCGAGGGACGGCTGACGGCGACGGGCGGGGCGGAGGCCGGGACGGCGTTCCGGGTGCTGTCGCACCGGATTTCGGCCGCGGGGATCGAACTGGTGCTGTGGCGTGACGGCGCCGGCCTGCCGGGGCCGGACGACGGCTTCGAGATCGTCGCCGGCTGCGACAAGCGGTTCTCGACCTGCAAGGCGAAATTCTCCAACCACCTGAACTTTCGCGGCTTTCCGCACCTGCCCGGCAACGACGCGGCCTATGGCTACGCAACCGAGGACCAGGTGTTCGACGGTTCGCCGCTGGTGCCCTGAGGCGGACCATGACCGGATCGATCAACGACGCGATCGTCGCCGAGACGCTCGCCTGGACGGGCACGCCCTATCGCCACCAGGGGACGCGCAAGGGCGTCGGCTGCGATTGCCTCGGCCTGGTGCGCGGCGTCTGGCGGGCGGTCTATGCGACCGAGCCGGAGGATCCAGGCGCCTATGCGCGCGACTGGAGCGAGGCGGGGAAGGGCGACCCGCTGCTCTCGGCGGCGCGGCGGCACTGCGCCGAGAAGCCGGTGGCCGATGCGGTGCCGGGCGACCTGCTGGTGTTTCGCTGGAAGCAGCAGTACGCGGCCAAGCACGCCGGCATCCTGGTGGGCCCCGAAAGGTTCGTCCACGCTTACGAAGGCCATGCGGTGACGGTATCGCCGCTGGTCCCGCAATGGCGCCGCCGCATCGCCGGCGCCTTCGCCTTTCCCGAACGGCCGAAGGAGTGAGCCATGGCGACCATCATCCTGCAGGCTGCGGGCGCCTATCTCGGCGGCCTGCTCGGCGCCACGGGTGCCGCGATCGGCACGGCGGCGGGAGCGATCGGCGGCTATCTGCTCGACCAGGCGCTGATCGACAGTACCCGGCGCATCGAGGGCCCGCGGCTCGCCTCCGCGCAGGTGCTGACGGCCGAGGACGGCGCGCCGGTGCCCAGGCTCTATGGCACGGCGCGGCTGGGCGCGACGCTGATCTGGGCGACGCGCTTCCAGGAGGTGAAGGAGACCAGCCGGCAGGGGTCCAAGGGCGGGGCGAAGGTGACGAGCTATACCTACTACGCCAATGCCGCCTTCGGCCTGTGCGAGGGGCCGGTGGCGGGCATTCGCCGCGTCTGGGCCGACGGACGCGAACTCGACCTCGAGGAGGTGACGATGCGCCTGCACCGCGGCACCGAGGACCAGGCGCCTGACCCGCTGATCGAGGCGAAGCAGGGCGAGGGCAACGCGCCCGCCTATCGCGGCACGGCCTACGTGGTGTTCGAGCGGCTGCCGCTCGACGACTTCGGCAACCGGCTGCCGCAGATGCAGTTCGAGGTGATCCGGCCGGCGGACGCGACCGGCGGCAAGGTCAAGGCGATGGTGCTGATCCCGGGCTCGACCGAGTTCGGCTACGCGCCGGACCAGGTGCGGCACAAACGGCGCAAGGGCGAAAGCGAAATCGTCAACCGGCACGTACTGCACGCGGCGACCGATCTGATGGCCTCGCTCGACGAGTTGCAGGCGCTGTGCCCGAACCTGACGCATGTGGCGCTGGTGGTGGCCTGGTTCGGCGACGATCTGCGCGCCGGCCAGTGCCGCATCCGGCCGGCTGTGACCGACCCGGACGCGCCGGGCGTCGCCACCCGGTGGCGGGTGGGCGACGTGACCGGCGACGAGGCGCCGGTCGTCTCGCGGGCCGGCGGGCGGGCGGCCTATGGCGGCTCGCCGTCGGACGACAGCATCGTGGCGGCGATCGGCGAGTTGAAGGCGCGCGGGCTCTCCGTCACGCTCTATCCCTTCCTGATGATGGACGTGCCGGCCGGCAACGGCCGGCCCGATCCGCATGGCGGCGCGGAGCAGGCGGCCTATCCCTGGCGGGGCCGCATCACCTGCCACCCGGCCGCCGGCCAGTCCGGCAGCGTCGACGCGACGGCCGCCGCGCGCGCGCAGGTTCAGGCCTTTTTCGGCCCGGCGTCGCGGACGCAATTCTCGATTTCGAACGGGCACGTGCATTTTTCCGGCGCCGGCGCGGACTGGGGCTATCGCCGCTTCGTGCTGCACCAGGCGAAGCTGGCCGTGCTGGCCGGCGGCGTCGACGCCTTCCTGATCGGCTCGGAACTGCGCGGCCTGACGACGGTGCGCGGCGAAGCGGACAGCTTTCCGGCCGTCGAGGCGCTGTGCGATCTCGCCGCCGACCTGCGCGCGATGCTCGGCCCGGACACGAAGCTGACCTACGGCGCCGACTGGAGCGAGTATTTCGGCCATCATCCGCGGGACGGGTCGGGCAGCGTGTTCTTCCACCTCGACCCGCTGTGGGCGCACGACGCGATCGACGCGGTGGGCATCGACGCGTACATGCCGCTGTCGGACTGGCGCGACGGCGACCATGACGGTTCCAACCCCGACGGGGCGGCGGGACCGCACGACCCGGACGCGCTGAGGGCGGCGATCGGCGCCGGCGAGGGCTACGACTGGCATTATGCCAGCGACGAGGACCGCCGCGCCCGGCTGCGCACGCCGATCGCGGACGGGGCCTACGGCAAGCCCTGGGTGTTCCGCTTCAAGGACCTCTGGAACTGGTGGGCCAGTCCGCATGTCGACCGCCCCGGCGGCGTGGAGGCGGCGGGGCCGACAGCCTGGACGCCGCGCGGCAAGCCCATCTGGCTGACGGAACTCGGCTGCCCGGCGATCGACAAGGGTCCGAACCAGCCGAACGTCTTTTCCGACGCCAAGTCGAGCGAGAGCGCGCTGCCGCACTTTTCGCATGGCGGGCGCGACGACCTGGCGCAGCGCCGTTTCATCGAGGCGCATCTGGACGTCTGGGATCCGGAGGCGGCGGGGTTCGAGGCGGCGATGAACCCGGTCTCGCCGGTCTATGGCGAGCGCATGCTGGACCCGGAGCGGATCTATCTCTGGGCCTGGGACGCGCGGCCCTTCCCGGCCTTTCCGCTGGCCGGCGACGTGTGGGGCGACGGCGGCAACTGGCTGACCGGCCACTGGCTGAACGGGCGGATCGGCAATCCGTCGGCCGGCGATCTCGTTGCCGCGATCCTCTCCGACCATGGACTGCCGGCGGGCGAGACCGACGGTGCGGCCGGTTGGGCGAGCGGCTACGTGATCTCGGAACCGGCCTCACCGCGCGCGGCGATGGAGCCCATCGCCGACCTGTTCGGGCTGTCGCTGCGGATCGAAGAGGGGCGCGTCACGGCGCGGCGGCGCGGCACGGCGACCGGGCCGACGCTGGCGCTCGTGGCGCTGGTGCAGCCGCAGCAGGGGGCGACGGTGACGGCGGTGCGCGATCCCGACCATGCGCTGCCGGGCGAGGCGATCGTCTCCTTCCGCGACCCCTTCAACGACTACGAGGCGGGCTCGGCGCGGCGGGTGCGCGACGGGGCGGCCAACCCGGGACAGGAGCGGCTGGGCTTTGCCGGCTGCCTGGAGCCGCCGGTGGCCGAAGCGCTGGTGGCCGACTGGCTGAAGCGGCGCTGGCGCGAACGCGACGAGATGGCGTTCGCGCTGCCGGCCGGCGAGCGGCGGGTGCGGCCGGGCGCGCTGGTGCGGCTGCCGGAGGCCTTCGGAGCGGACGACCTCGTGGTCACCGAGATCGACGAGGGGCTGGTGCGGCAGGTGAAGGGCGTGCGGGTCGACCGGCTGGCGCCGGCCCGCATCGTACCGACGCTGGGCGACGCCACGCACGAGACGACGCCGGCGCTCGCGGCTCCGGCCCTCCATCTGATCGACCTGCCGCTGATCTCCGGCGTCGACGAACCCTGGCAGGAACTGCGCATCGCCGCCTGGGCAAGACCCTGGCGCAGCCAGATCGTGCAGGTCTCGCCCGAGGACACCGGCTTCGAACAGCGCACGGTGCTGGCGGATGCGGCGACGCTCGGCGAACTGACCGAAGCGCTGGGACCCGGCGTGCCGGGGCGGCTCGACCGGGGCGGCGCGATCCGCGTCGCGCTGTCGGGCGGGTCGCTGCAGAGCATCTCGGCGGTGCAGCAGTTCAATGGCGGCAACGCGGCGGCGATCCTGTCGCAGAGCGGCGCCTGGGAGGTGGTGCAGTTCCGCACCGCCGAGGAGGTCGCGCCGGACATCTGGTCGCTCCATGACCTGCTGCGCGGCCAGCTCGGCACCGAGGATGCGATGCAGGCGGGGGCCGCGGCCGGCGCCCCGTTCGTGCTTCTGGACGGAGCGGTCGCCTCGGCGGGGCTGAAGCCGGCGGAAGCCGGACTTGCGCTCAACTGGCGCGTCGGACCGGCCGGCGCGGACCTCGAAAGCGACGTTTTCGCGCTCGAGACGGCGGCGGGCGGCCAGCGCGCGGCGCTGCCGCTTGCGCCGGTGCACCTGCGCGCCGATTTCGACGGCGGCGGCGACCTCGCGGTGACCTGGATCCGCCGCGGCCGGATCGCCGCCGACGGCTGGGACGCCGACGAGATCCCGCTCGGCGAGGAGGCGGAGGCCTATCAGCTCGAGGTTCTGACCGCCGGCGGCGTGTTGAAGCGGACGGTCGAGACGACCGCGCCGGGATGGACCTACGCGGCGGCGGCGCTTGCCGCCGATTTCGGCGCCGGCGGGCCGGCGGTGCTGACCGTGCGCCAGAGGAAGCGGCCGGGCGGCACCGCGGGCCTGGCCGCGACCATCACGGTCGACCTGCCATGAGAATGCTCGCACGGGCGATCCGCCGCATCGCGCGGCGGCGCCGACCCATAACCGCAATCCCCACCCCCGACAGGAGACGTGCAATGACCGAACAGAAAGCCTGGTATCTCTCGCGCACCGTGTGGGCGTCGATCGTCACGATCGCGACGACGGTGGGCGGCATTTTCGGCCTGCCGATCGCCGGCCTCGACAATTCGGCCGTGACGGATACGATACTGCAGATCGCGGCGGCCGTTTCGGGCGTGATCGCGCTGTGGGGCCGGATCGTCGCGACGAGCCGGATCGGGTAACGGCAGGCAGAATCGGGTGGCCGCGGCCGGGCGGCAGCTGAGCGGGAGGGCATCATGCCGCCGAAACGACGCGAGGGGCCGGACCATTCATGCCCCGTTCAGAGGCGACGGGCTATCAAGGCGGCATGAAAACCTTTCTCGCTCCCCTGCGGCGCCTCGTGCCCGCGCTGATGATCCTGGCGATGGCGACGCCCGGCCACGCGCAGATGCCGCTGGCCGCGCTCGCCATTCCGGACCTCGTGCAGCCGGTGGCCGCCGATTGCGGCTCGATCGGCCGCTCCGTGGCCGCCAGCGAAGGCGGCACCGTGCGCAGCGCCGTCGCCGAAAACCGCGGCGGACGCACGGTCTGCGTCATCGTCTACACCGTGCCCGCCAAGGGCGGGCAGCCGCCCCGCGTCGTGCGCAAGCAGGTGCCTGCGAATTAATTCACTGTGGAAAGGACGGCGGTCATGCACACGAGGACGTGCAAGCACCGTTGGACAGAGGGACCATGCGCATACTGGTTGTCGAGGACGACAAGAACCTGAACCGCCAGATCGTCGAGGCGCTGACGGAGGCGGGTTATGTCGTCGACCGTGCCTTCGACGGCGAGGAAGGCCATTTCCTGGGCGAGACGGAGCCCTACGACGCCGTGGTGCTCGACATCGGCCTGCCGGAGATGGACGGCATCACGGTGGTCGAGAAATGGCGCCACGCCGGCCGCAAGATGCCGGTGCTGATGCTGACCGCGCGCGACCGCTGGAGCGACAAGGTGGCGGGCATCGACGCCGGCGCCGACGACTACGTGGCCAAGCCCTTCCACATCGAGGAGGTGCTGGCGCGCGTGCGCGCGCTGATCCGCCGCGCCGCCGGCCATGCCTCCTCCGAACTGGTCTGCGGCCCGCTCAGGCTCGACACCAAGGCCTCCCGGGCCGAGGTGGGCGGACAGACGCTGAAGCTGACCTCGCATGAATTCCGGCTGCTGGCCTATCTGATGCACCACATGGGCGAGGTGGTGTCGCGCACCGAACTGGTGGAACACCTCTACGACCAGGATTTCGACCGCGATTCCAACACGGTCGAGGTCTTCGTCGGGCGGCTGCGCAAGAAGATGGGCGTCGACCTGATCGAGACCGTGCGCGGCATGGGCTACCGCATCCGCGAGCAGCAGGCGTGA